CTTTAGCTGAAATTCGTGCAAAACTTAAAGAGCAAGAAACCCGCAGTGGCGGCGAATCAAAAGGCGGAGATAATTCAATCTATCCGTTCTGGAACTTAAAAGAAGGTTCCGAATCCACAGTACGATTCCTACCAGATGGTAACGCAGATAATACTTTCTTCTGGGTAGAACGTTCTATGATCAAGCTTCCTTTCGCAGGAATCAAAGGTCAAACAGAAAGCAAACAAGTCACAGTCAATGTTCCATGTATGGAAATGTATGGCGAAACTTGTCCTATCCTTAGTGAAGTACGTGGCTGGTTCAAAGATCCGAGCTTAGAGGATCAAGGTCGTAAATATTGGAAAAAACGTAGTTATATTTTCCAAGGCTTTGTAGTAGAAGATGGATTGAAAGAAGAACAAAAACCAGAAAATCCAATTCGTAGATTTATTATTGGTCCTCAAATCTTTCAATTAATCAGAGCAGCTTTGCTTGATCCTGAGATGGATGATCTACCTACTGACGCTGTAAATGGTGTAGATTTTAAATTAATCAAAACTAGCAAAGGCGGTTATGCTGATTATAGCACTAGTAAATGGAGTCGTCGTAGTCGTCCATTAGACGATAAAGAAGCAGCAGCTCTTGAAGCCAATGGCTTATTTGAACTTAAAGATTACTTACCGAAAAAACCTACTGATGTAGAAATCAAAGTAATCAAAGAAATGTTCGAAGCAAGTGTAGACGGTGAACCATTTGATATGGATCGCTGGGGTCAATATTTTAAACCGGCAGGCATGAGCTCAGCGACTGGTGATCCTGTAGCTAAGGCAGGCCCACCAAGCAATCCTCAAACAAGTCCAGATCTAGACGATGATCCTCCTTTCGATACAGAATCTACATCCAAGAAAGAAGCAACACCTTCTTCGACAAGCTCAAGCAAGGCAGAAGATATCCTTGCTATGATTCGCAATCGTCAAAAGTAATATTATATAAGTAAAGTTTTATCTTTACTTAATATTATGGATTGGAAACAAATAGAAACGGCGCAATGGAAATTGCGCCAACATCCCTTAACAGCTAGACAAAGTATTGGTTGTATTGATGATTTAAAAATCTTCATGATCAACCATGTCTATGCTGTTTGGGATTTCATGTGTTTAACTAAACAACTACAACATCACTTGGCTCCAAGTGGTAGTCCGTGGACACCTAAATATTCTGCTTCTGCCAGAAGATGGATCAATGAAATAATTTTAGGGGAAGAAAGTGATATTACCTACAACGGTAAAGATTATTCTAGTCACTTTGAATCTTATATACTAGCAATGAAAGAAATAGGTATAGATACTAGTTGGATAGAAAGTTGGTCTGATTTAGTTGATACTATAGGTTATCAAAATGCTATTCTTCATCCTAAAGTTCCAGCACCTGCTAAATTTTTTATGAAGCAAACTAAATCTTTTATTGATACTGATAAACCTTGGGTTATTTGTTCAGCACTGGCATTAGGAAGAGAGGACTTGTTACCCCAACAATTCAAATCTGTTCTAGTACAATTACAAGGAGCAGAAATTCCTTCAGAAATATTTCAATGGTATCTTGCTAGACATGTTGAAATAGATTCAGATCAACACGGGCCTGCTGCTAGAAAACTGCTAGTCGAATTATGTCAAAATGATGAAACTAGAATGAAAGAAGCTACCGAAGCAGCTCTTACTGCAATTAAAGCTAGAGAAAAATTTTGGGATTTAATTTTACAGGAAAATTTTAATTAAATGGCCAATGTCATTTTTTATAGTCAAATAGGACACAGACCACTTATATGGAGACCTATAGCTTGTTATTCGTTAGCTAGATGGTTAGAGGAACACGGTTATACTTGTCAAGTTATAGAATTCACACATTTGTTTAGTCCTTCAGAATTAATTGAACATACAGAAATGTTCATAGATGATAGCACATTATTGATAGGTGTTAGTAGCACTATGTGGACAAGTTATGATACAAATTTACTTATGCAACATGCTGCTTCCAACGTTCCTGAAAATATAGATATCGCTATTACTGAATTAAAGTTAAAATACCCCAAACTTAAAACTGCCATTGGTGGTCCAGGACAATATGTTAAAGGCACTAAAATTTTTGATTTTCATGTATTCGATCACTTTGGAGAAAATCCTCTTTTAAAAATCTTAGATGAGTTAAGTCAGCAAAAAACTTCAACAAAATTATTAAGAAAAAACTTTTCTATAGAACATCAACGATTTACATATAAAGATCATGATTGTATTTTACCAGGCGAGTGCTTACCTATAGAATGGGGCAGGGGTTGTATATTTCAATGTCCATTTTGTAGGGATCCAAATTTAGGAAAAAAACCTGGTACAGATGAAAAAGATATAATGTTAATGGTAGATGAGTTTGTAGAAATTTATGAAAAATTTGGAACTACCGCATATTATTTTCTAGATGAAACATTTAATGCTAATACAGATAGAATTATAAACTTAGAAAAAATATATGATAAATTACCTTTTAAATTAGAATTTTTAGCTTACAATAGAGCTGATCTGTTGGATAAAAATCCGCACACTCAGGATATATTACATAACTGCGGTCAACGTGGTGCTTTGTTTGGTATTGAAACTTTTCATCCAGCAGCAGCTAAAGCGATAGCTAAACCCTGGAGTGCTAAAAGAGGAAAAGATTTTTTATTAGAAATCCGAGAAAAGTGGACTCATACACACATAGATTGTCATTTTATAGCAGGATTGCCAGGCGAAACCGAAGACCATCTATATCAAACAGCTGATTGGTTAAAGTCATCTAACATTGATTTCTTTTGGTTCATTCCTCTTTTATTAAACCATCATGAAAAAAATGGTGTATGGGAAAAGAATTTTGTAAAAGAAGGTGTGACTTGGCCTAACCCTTTATACAATTTACATTGGGAAAGAGGCGACTGGTCCTGGATTAAAGCTTACAACGTATCGGCTACGTTGAATAGATATGTAGATGCACAATCAAGAATGGGTATGTGGCATTTAGGAGCCATTAAAACATTAGGAGTAGATTTAAATTCAATAGTGGGTAAATCATATTTAGAAATTAGGAATTTAGTAGGCGACTTTTTTGATCATGAACAGAGATTATTTGAATTGTATAAAGACAAATTAAAAACATTTCAAGGCAGATAATCAAATATTTTGACAGGCAACAATTATTATTTTAATATTATACAAAGGAAAAAATTATGGCTAAAGCATTTGACTTAACAAAGTTTCGTAAAACATTAACAAAAAGTATCGACGGATTAGGTGTAGGGTTTAATGATCCTACAGATTGGATTAGTACAGGAAATTACGCTCTTAACTACTTGATAAGTGGTGATTTTAATAGAGGTGTACCTTTAGGCAAAGTTACTGTATTTGCTGGGGAAAGCGGAGCAGGTAAAAGTTATATTTGTTCAGGAAATCTTGTAAGACATGCTCAAGAGCAAGGCATTTATGTTATTTTAATTGACAGCGAGAATGCGCTCGATGAAGATTGGCTTAAAGCATTGGGTGTTGACACAGCAGAAGACAAACTTCTTAAACTTAATATGGCTATGATCGATGACGTAGCTAAAACTATAAATGAGTTTATGAAAGAATACAAAACAATGGAAGATCGTCCTAAAGTTTTGTTTGTAATTGATAGTCTTGGAATGTTGCTAACACCAACAGATGTTAATCAGTTTGAAGCAGGTGATCTTAAAGGAGATATGGGTCGTAAACCTAAAGCACTTACAGCACTTGTCCGTAATTGTGTAAACATGTTTGGCAGTGCTAATGTTGGATTAATTGCTACTAATCATACCTATGCCAGTCAAGATATGTTTGATCCGGATGATAAGATTTCAGGAGGACAAGGTTTTATCTATGCTAGTAGCATTGTAGTTGCTATGAAAAAACTAAAATTAAAAGAAGATGATGACGGCAATAAGATTTCAGAAGTTAGAGGAATTCGTGCTGCTTGTAAAGTAATGAAAACTAGATATGCTAAACCTTTTGAAAGTGTACAGGTAAAAATTCCTTATGAAACAGGAATGAATCCTTATAGTGGTCTAGTCGATTTAGCAGAGGGCAAAGGGCTTCTTAAAAAAGACGGAAATAGACTATCATTCACTACAAATGATGGAGAAATTATTAAATATTATCGCAAAGAATGGGAACGTAATGAAGAAGGCTGTTTAGATAAAGTTATGAATGACTTTAACAATTACAAACCTATCGAAACTGAGGAGCTTTTAGAAAATGAATGAAAATCAAATTGCCGATATCTGGATGCTATTTAAGGAATATTTAGATAAAAAGACAATTGATCTAGCAGCAGAGCGTTACATCGACTTATTAGCTGATCATGGAGTGAGTGATAAAATAATACAATCTGCAAGTGGGTACGATGAATCTTTAGATGAAGCTATTTCATACTATATGGACGAAGAACCAGATGAAGATCAGTATGACGAAGACAATTGGGATTACGATGACGAAGATTAATAATGTGGTATTCTAAAGTAAGTAAAGATATATCTTATATTCCTGATGCTGTGACATACTTTGAAGCCGAATTACAGGCAGCAAAAAATGATAGCCGCATAACGGGAAATATAGAAAAGGCAGCTGCTAACATGCCTGGTATTGTAGAATTAAGATATAGTCAACTTCAAGAAATTGAAGCTATATTAGAATATCTAAACATAGAGCTTCGACGTTTAAAAAGTCAACATTTTCGTAAATATCTTGAAAATTATCAACGTGCCCTTAGTAGTAGAGACTGCGAAAAATATGTAGAAGGCGAATCAGATGTAGTCGATTTCGAAAAAATTATTAATGAATTTGCCTTATTACGTAATAAATGGTTAGGAATAACTAAATCACTGGATATTAAACAGTGGCAATTAAGTAATATAATTAAACTTAGAGTTGCTGGAATGGAAGATGCCACCTTATAAAGACAGATCGCTTACTAACAATTTCACTTCGGATCAATTAGATTGGGCTAGAAAATGTGTAGATTTAACTAATCTTAATGTTCCGTACGACAATACTAATAATTATTACAAATATTTTGATGAGTTAGTATATTTGCCTGAAAAATTATCTATAATAAATTTTTTAAAATTACGAGATACCAAAAATTTAAAGATACTTGATATAGGCACAGGAGTAGGACATCTATTAGTATTAAGTAAAAATCTTGGACATTCTGTCGTAGGAACAGAAACAAAAGATTCTATTAATTTTTTATCTAACATTTATTCTTTTTATGAGTTGGATATTAGAGAACTAACCATAGAAAAACAACAATCATTCTATCTTGATGACAAATTTGATTTAATAACCATTTGTAGATCAGTATTTGATTATAATGAAAAACTAGAAAATACATGGACAGCCCAGGATTGGAGATTTTTAAAAGATAATATCTTTAACTATCTTAATAATAATGGAAGATTTTTTATTAAAACTAATATTAAACACGCACGATTTCCTACAGCTATTAAAGAGATAGAAAATGCTTTTGGTGAAAGAATCTCTGGGTGGAATTCTATTTCTTATCTTTTTACCAAACTTTAGCCAGGTATAAAACTATCAGATAAATATCAGCATGAAAAAAATAGTGTTGATAACTGGTGGTTTTGACCCTGTCCATTCCGGACATATTTCTTATATTCAAGCGGCAAAGAAATTAGGAGATCTCCTTATTGTAGGAGTCAACTCCGATGACTGGCTCGTGAGAAAAAAATCTAGAAGTTTTATGCCTCTCATAGAACGTACTAATATCATTCGAAATATCAAAGGAGTCGATTTTGTGATCGATTTCAATGATACAGATGATACAGCCAAACATGCTATCTGGATGGTACGACAAAGTTACCCTACAGATCAAATTATTTTTGCCAACGGTGGTGACAGAACAAAAACAAATATCCCAGAAATGGATTTTACGGATACAAATCTAGAATTTGTTTTTGGTGTCGGGGGCGAAGATAAAAAAAATTCAAGTTCTTGGATATTAGAGGAATGGAAAAGTCCTAAAACAGAACGCCCCTGGGGATATTACCGTATACTTCATGAAAATGGTAAAGAAGTCAAAGTTAAAGAACTAACAGTAAATCCAGGCCAATGTCTAAGCATGCAGAAACATGAACATCGAGCAGAGCATTGGTTTATAGTAGAAGGAACTGCTGAAGTTTATACTATCAATAGAAGTTCAGATCACGAATTTTTAGGTATATTTCATAAACATCAAAGTTTACATATTAAAAAAACTGAATGGCATCAATTATGTAATCCTTCTGATACACCTTTAAAGATAGTAGAAATTCAGTACGGTAGTGACTGTAAAGAAGAGGATATAGAAAGAAAATGAAAGTATATGTCGGTTGGGACAGTAGAGAAGATATAGCATATCAAGTATGTAGACATTCACTTGTATCTAGAAATGAAAATGTTGAAGTAATTCCTTTAAAACAAAATGAATTACGAAAAGCAGAAATTTATACCAGAGAAGAAGACCCATTAAGTTCAACGGAATTTACATTCACTAGATTTTTAGTTCCACATTTAAACAATTATACAGGATGGGCAGCATTTGTAGATTGTGATTTTGTTTTCTTAGAAGATGTTCAAAAACTATTCTATATGACTCATAATCAAAATTACGCTGTAATGGTAGTCCAACATGAATATAATCCTACAAACACTGTTAAAATGGACGGTAAAACACAACACAGATATCCAAGAAAAAATTGGAGTAGTTTGATTTTATTTAATTGCGAACATCCTAGTAATAAAGTTCTTACTAAAGAACTAGTAAACAGTGCTACAGGAGCATATCTTCATAGATTTCAATGGCTAAAAGATGAAGAAATAGGATGTCTTAGTCAAGAATGGAACTGGCTAGTAGGATGGTATAAAGAACCCAACCATGGCAAACCTAAAGCACTTCACTATACAGAGGGCGGTCCTTGGTTTCCTAATCATGTAAATTGTGAATACGGAGCAGTATGGGTAGAAGAAAAACACAAATATTTAGAAACTATTAAATCTCCTCCACCGCCACCAAGTCCTTATGAATTAGTTCCTAAAGAAATAAAAGAAGTTTTTGATACTATTTTAAAATACAGAGTCGATCCGTCGGGCACTTATTATGATACTACACAAGAAATCGTGATAGACAAAATTAAAAATATAGAAACAAACAATTTAACTTCAACAGATTCAGAATTTAGATATTCGGAGAAAGGCCATATGTATGATCCAATTTTACAAAATTTTATTCTTGGTGCCGGTGGACAAATTAGTACATGGGATTTAGTAGAAAAAGATACTAAACCAGTCTTATTAAGAGGCATTACAAAAAGAAAACAAATGCGAGCTTGTAGAGAACAAGGTCGAGATTTTTATTATATAGATACTGGATATTTTGGTAACGGTCGTAAGAAACTCTATCACAGAGTAACAAAAAACGCCATGCAGAACATCGGTCCTATTGTGGATAGACCAGCAGATAGATTCCAAGCAACAGGAGTAAGTCTTACTAAATTCAGAGGAGGCTCTAAAATATTATTATGTCCTCCTAGTGCCAAAGTTATGGTTTTTTATGAGCTCGATTTAGATAAATGGGTAGCCGAAACCTTGGAAACTATTAAAAAATATACTGATAGAGAGATTGTAATAAGATTGAAAAAAGGAAGAACAGAAAGAGTTACCACAGATACAATGGCAATGGCTCTTACACAAGATGTTCATTGTGTAGTGACATTTAACAGTATAGCGGCTACGGAATCATTATTATTAGGAAAACCGGCCTTCACATTGGGACCTAATGCTGCTCAAAGTCTTTGTTTATCTGATTTAAGTCTGATAGAAAAACCGTACATTCCTACTTTAGACGAAGTTCATAGATGGGCGTGTCATCTTGCCTATTCACAGTTCACAGAAGCCGAAATGAGAACTGGGGAAGCATGGAGAATAGTTAGTGAAACATAATAATGTTTATGATGTTGTTGTTTATTTGAGTAGTGTACTTAATATTACTAAACATCCAAAAAAATTAAGTTGTTTAAATAGTTTTGCGGAAGGTGTTAGAAAGTTTGGACATACTGTACACGTAGAAACACAATATAGGTATACTCCTAGCAGATTAGCTGTGATTCTAGGCTGGGTAACTCAGGATAAAACTACTCCTAATGTTTTGTTAAGACAGCAAATTGTCGAAAATCAAAAAAAATTAGGCAATCACACTATGTGTATTGATGCGAACTGTTGGAAATATATAGATAGTGAAAATCGTTTTTTAAGATACAGTATAGGCGGTCCTTTTTACGACCAAGCAGAATATGCTAATCATGATTCAAACTCTGAAAAATGGTCTAAGATAAGTTCTGCTTTAAATATTCAACTTAAACCTTGGAGATCTAAAGGAAATCATATTTTAGTTTGTATGCAAAGAGATGGCGGGTTCAGTATGAAAAATTTAGACCCAATGCAGTGGTTAGCTAACAAATTAATAGAACTAAGACAGCATACTACAAGGCATATTGTTATAAGACCGCATCCTGGAAAGCCTCAAGATTTCAGTAAATTCGTAAGTGACACAAATAATATTTCAGTTGTAGATAGCACACAAATTCCATTATTACAAAGTTTACATAAAGCCCATGCTGCTGTTTTTTTTAATAGTTCAAGTGCTGTTGCTGCTGTATGTGAAGGAATTCCTATTTTTATAGACGATAAAAGTTGTGTTGCTTGGACTGTGGCAAATAAAAATGTTGCCTTAATAGAAACACCAGACTTTTTTGACAGAAATCAGTGGATTTATGATCTGTCTGCTGCTCACTGGACCGATGACGAAGGAGCAGCAGGAGATATATATAGAAAATTTATTCCGTACCTTGGAACTTAAGAACCCAATCCTTCTTAAACTGATCAACTACCTTATATCCTAAAGATTGTAGAATCTTTACTGATGGCAAATCTGTTCTAGCATCTTTATATTCATGAGTTTGTTGTTCTACAACAATAACAGGTTTATTTTTAATAATTGTTTTCATAGCACCTGCTAATATTTCTTCTTCAAACCCCTCTACGTCAATTTTTATTAAATCAACGTCTTGAAAGTCAAAACTATCCAATGTCTTTAAAGGAATAGATCCTTTTCCTAAAGAATTCTGATCTATATGACTGTGTCCTGTATTTCCTTCGACTATATTCATATTAATATATGATTCTTGCCTTCCTAGAGCGCATTCATGTATTGTATAATTGGTTTTTTTAACATTTTTCTTAAAACACTGAATAAACTCATTAACTGGTTCAAAAGCTATAACCTGTTGAAAATTTTCCACTAGTTCGCAACTCCAGAGACCTACATTCGCTCCTATGTCGATACAAATCCTATGTTCTTTACAGTTTGCTATTGCGGATTCCCTGGCTCTCCATTGATATCTTAATACTCCATCCTTTTCTAAACTTTTTTTGAGCATTCTTGGAAAATGATTATCATAATCTGGAAACCAAAAGCCGTGTGATTCTTTCATAATTGCCAATATCCTTCATTTCTGTTTACAACTAAGTCTGTTTTTAGACTTTTACCGTATTCTTTGCGTTTTCCCTTAAGATGATCAAGATACGCACCCCATGCACTGTTAATTAGCGGATGACCTTCGCCTGTAATTAATCCGTCAGACCAGTTTACTTCTATTAAAGAATGTAATTTTCTTACAGCATCGAAAACAAAACTATCATGCCACTCCTCTAACTGAAAAATACCATTTTCTGCGTCATCATAATACTCTTGAAATTGTTTTAAGAACTGTTTGATACGTATACTGGATAAATTCATTGAATAAAGACCGCATTCACTAAACTTACCTCCCCTCCCTAAGTAACATAAGTCTACATTTTCAGGAATTAAGGAATCTAAGGTATTTTCAGTAAGTGAATTATGACATATCATGTCAGCATCCATCCAAATTAATATTTTTGCGTCACAATTTTCAGCACAATGAAAAATTGAATACACTTTGTGAGCAAATCTTATGGCATCCCATTTAAATCCTTTCCCGGCATCGCGTCTTTTACTTCTTATAGGGTCTTGACTGACATCTCCGTTAGCTTTAGGTACATTTTTCCATGTGTTTTTAAAATTTACTAAAGGTTGACTAGATGAATGTAAATCTCTTACAATAAGATTCGAGGCAGATTCGGAAATTTTACATTCTTCGGTGTAAGCATATAAACTTACAGTCTGCGGCCACGTTTGAATAAAGGTTTTTATGAACTTTTGGGCATATTGCTCATACCCTTTGGCATGAAAAGTTGTAACTACCGCATATTTTGGCATACTATCCTCATTAAATACATATATTACTTATCACTCGTATGAAATTCTCAATTTTTCCTCGCTTTGGTGCTCAAAATTCTAAACCGGTGTTTACCGCGTTTGAACAAGGTGCTAAAAAACTCGGTCATGAAGTGGTCGAGCACGATATTACTGCCGATGTTTTGGTAATATGGAGTGTGCTATGGCACGGACGTATGGAACAAAATAAAAAAATATGGGATGATGCTCGCAAACTGAGAAAAAGAATATTAGTTTTAGAAGTAGGTTGTTTGAAAAGAGGTACTACATGGAGAATAGGATTACACCACATCAATAATTACGGAAATTTTGGTAAAAATTATCCTTACCAACCCAATAGACCTGAAAAATTAGGAATAAAGTTAAAACCCTGGACCATGAGTGGTGACAACATTGTTATCTGCGGTCAGCATACTAAGAGCGAACAATGGTCTGATATGCCTCCTCCTATAGAATGGCTTAAAGATACCATAGATAGTGTTAAAAAACATACTAACAAACCCATAATTTTTCGACCCCACCCTAGAGACTGGCATTGGGCTGCGAATTTTTCTTATGCCAATGTTAAAGTAAGAATACCTAAACAGATTCAAGGAACCTATGACGACTTTGATTTCGATGAAGATTTAAAAAATGCGTGGGCTGTGGTCAATCCCTGTTCTAATACCGGAATTTTAAGTATTATCAATGGTGTTCCTGCTTTTGTAAATTCTGCTAGTCTGGCATTTTCTGTCGGTAATCATGATTTTTCTAGAATTGATAATCCTATTAGACCAAGACGTGAGTATTGGTTAGAAGATCTTTGTCACTGTGAATGGACCTTAGAGGAAATAACTCAAGGAACCCCAATTTTACGAATTTTTAACTCAAACATTTGACAACTACTGTTATTTAATATATAATTTTATTATGAAAACTGTAGATAACTTATTACAAGATTTGATATTCAACAACTTCTATAGCGAGGTAGTTGAATGGCAAGCTAAAGATAAAAAAGTCTTGGAAAGTATAGGATATCAAATTAGAAATGACTTATTTTTGACCGAAAATCAAGCTAATCTACTTCTAAAAATTTTATATCAATATAAAGTAGAAATTGAAAAAGCATCGCATACTTCATTAGATTTCATTTCAACTCCTGTTTGGTCTAAACCTTTTAGACAATTAGATCAAGTTAAGAAAGTTTTCATTTCTGACACAGATTCTAGTAAAATTGTAGTGGAATTTACCTTTAATAAAAAAATCAAAGATAAACTTTTTAATTTGTCTAAAACATTAGATGGTGACATTCACTCTATAAAAAACAATCAGTATGTAGTAGATCTTACTGAAAAAAATGTGCTTACATTAGTAAAAAATTTACAGGATTTTCAGTTTAATTTTGATGAAAAAATAGTAAATTATTACAAGGAGATTGTATCGATAAAAGAAAGTTCGACTAAAACTTTTGATTTCAAAGACATGTACAATCTAAATTTTATTAGAAAATTTTCTGAAGATGTTGGAGAAAACAATATAAATGATATAACTCTAATACATGACAGAAAACATAGATTTCAGTACACATTCCATGAATCTTTAGAAAAAAATTCATTAGAAAATAATTTAGCTTTACGTACACATTCCGATGTATATGTTAATTCTTTAAATTATTCTTTTCAAGATATTATTTTATCCCTAAAGACTCTTCAAAGATTTCCAATATTAGTTATTTTTGATCAACATAAAAGTAAACAATGTATCGAACTGTTAGATACCATACACAATGTGTTTTCGTCATCTAACATAGAAGAAAATATAGGTATATATTTTAGACTAGATAACAATACCAACAAAGATTTCAATCAAAAAATTGCTAGTTTAAAATTTAATTGTTACTTAGACAACACAACAAAACTAGTTGGTTTATCTAATAAGTCCTTACCCAAATTTTTAGTAAAAGATAAATGGAAACCTAAATCATTAATTTGTTTTACACCTAGTTTTAAAAATAGTAAAATTTATAGCTACTGTGATAATGTAGATTTAAAAATTTGTTATTCAGATATAAAACCAATAACAGGCTTCGATTATGCCATCATGTAAACTTATAATAAAGGACGAAGTAAACATTAAATTAGAAGGTTTACCCGTCGAAGTAAGAAGAAAATTAGTAAGCAAATTTAAATTTGTCGACCCGACTGCTAGATACAGACCATCGTATCAATTAGGTCGATGGGATGGCTCAGTGACTTTATTTGGCATGGGTGGAAATGGTTATGTAAATCAAATCCCAACTATCTTGTCTGTATTGGAAGAATTAAATTATGAGATAGAGGAAATACAAGATCTAAGACAGCCGCTAAAACTAGAGTTTGCTAAAGTAACAAACACATATTGGGCTGATCAAGGTAAAGTATGGGGAGCAGGACATAGATCCGAAGGCGATCCTATATTGTTACGTGATGATCAAGTTGAAGTAGTTAATAGATTTATTGAGAATCCGCAAAGTCTACAAGAAGTAGCGACCGGCGCCGGTAAAACTATTATGACAGCAACATTAGCTCAATTGTGCGAACCATATGGCAGGACCGTGGTGATAGTTCCTAATAAAAGTTTAGTAGAACAAACAGAAGAAGATTTTAATCTTGTAGGATTAGACGTAGGAGTATATTATGGAGATAGAAAAGAACTAAACAAAACTCATACTATATGTACATGGCAAAGTTTAAACATTTTAGACAAAAAATCTAAAAATTCTGAACACGAGATTATTACTCTAGCTGAATTTTTAGATGGAGTTCAATGTGTAATAGTCGACGAAGTTCATATGGCCAAAGCCGCAGTGTTAAAAAATTTGTTAACACAAAACTTTTGTAACTCAGCTATTAGATGGGGATTAACAGGTACCGTTCCTAAAGCAGATTACGAGTCTGAAATAATTTTTGCCAGTATCGGACCTGTAGTAGGAGGAATCACTGCTCATGAACTTCAGGAACTAGGTGTGTTAAGTAATCTACACGTAAACGTATTACAATTAATTGATTTACCTGAATTTAAATCATATGCTACAGAATTAAAATATTTGGTAACTGATAAGGAAAGAATGTCTTATATAGCTTCCTTAATTAAAGAAATTTCAGAAGCTGGTAACACATTAGTTTTAGTAAACAGAATAGATACCGGCAACTTTTTAGTTGAAAATATAAACGAATCAGTTTTTATTTCTGGAGAAGTAAAAACTAAAGACAGAAAGGAAGAATATAAAGAACATGCAGTTAGTGATAAAAAGATTACTGTGGCGACTTATGGCGTGGCCGCTGTGGGTATTAATATTCCTAGGATTTTTAATCTGGTTCTTCTGGAGCCCGGAAAAAGCTTTGTCCGCGTTATACAGAGCATTGGGCGAGGCATTCGAAAAGCAGAAGACAAAGACTTCGTACAAATTTGGGATATCACCAGCACCTGTAAATATGCGAAACGGCACCTTACCGAAAGGAAGAAGTTTTATAAGGAAGCTAAGTACCCGTTCACGCTTGAGAAAATAGATTGGAATTAATATGAACATTTTAACATTAGAAAACAAATCATTTGATTTAAATAACTTACCCGATGACGTAGACGAAAATATGAGATTTAGCGTGTTAGATAATAGCGATATTACTAATCCAGATTTTTTCTTTATACCATTAATATTTCTAGAAAGCTTCAATGCTCCTGCTATGGTTTTGAAAATAGGAGACGAAGAAGTAACTATGCCCATTGATTGGAGCATAGCAGTAGGGGATAGCAGTAGTAGTAGTGAAATAGAAATTTTACCTTTAACCAGTTTAAATGATAGAGGATTTGAAGCATTTTGTTTTAATCCTTTGAGCAGTTTTAGAATTGAATTCAAACCTATAGAGATAATTAATTTTTATAACGATGTAAAATGGTATTTTCCTAAGATGAAAAACGGTCAATTATTGACTGTACCATTGTCTGGTAAAGAAAAGCCGTTATGCTCTTATTTTGTTAAAGAAATAAGTAGACAGAGTGAAATTATAAATCTATCAAAAATTTTATGAGTAAAAATATATCAATTGTTACCACATTCAGCGACGACGGTTATCACAACTATGGTAAATTCTTTTTGGAGTCATGTACAAGATTTCTTAATCCATTAATAGAAGTATTAATTTATAAAGATAATGTAGATATTCCGGAACAAAAAAACTTTAAGATTCTAAATTTGGAAAATAGTATCCCGGAACTTACACAGTTTAAAGAAAGAAATAAATTTAGAAACGAAGGCAATGTTAAGTTTCAATATCAATCTATTAGATTTAGTCATAAAGTGTATGCCTTATATCATGCTGCTTTTAATACAAATTCCCGCTATCTAATTTGGCTAGATAGTGATACAGAATTATATGATTCAGTAAGTCCAGAATATTTTAGAAATTTTTTGCCAGAAGATTTTTTTGTAGGATATCTCGGAAGAGATAATAAGGGATTTAGTGAATGCGGGTTTATGATTTTTGATTTGAATCACAAATTTTCTAAAGACTTCTTTAATAGATTTAAATGGTATTATGATACTGACGAATTATATAAATTAAAAGAATGGCATGATAGTTTTATCTTTGATGTTGTAAGAAAAGAATTTGAAACAGAAGAAAAATTTAAATCGATAAATTTAAGTGCTCATGTAAACAAACATCATTTTAACTCAGTATTAGATGGATATATTATGCATCTAAAAGGAGACAGAAAAGGTAAAAGAGAAAAAATGATGGAGAAATCTCAAAAAAGAAAAGGCGAATTAGCTAAGGTACGCCCTTCTTGGTAATTTTTAAAAAGGATAACTTATGAAAGCAGGAAAAGTGTGGGGACAAACAGAATTATTGGAAGCTAACGGTGTACTAGAATTTCATAGAATTGATATTAAGAAGGGTGGAGTTTGTAGTCAACATAAACACCAATTTAAATGGAACGGATTTTATGTAATCACCGGAAAGTTGATTATTAGAGTTTGGAAAAATGATTACGAATTAACTGACGAAACTATTCTTGGCCCTGGTGACTATACTAAGGTCGCTCCTACAGAATACCATCAATTCGAAGCTGTAGAAGATACTATAGCATTAGAATTGTACTGGGCAGAATTTGATCATAATGATATAGAAAGACGTGACGCAGGATTTGTTAAAAAATGATAGCTATATCAGATTTAGTTGAACAGAGAGATTCCTATATCTGGCCTAAGAGCGACAAAAGATGTTGGGACTATATGTTAAGATATCCAGATCTTCCTTTTGAAATTGATAAATTTGTAGAGTCTCATCAGGTTGTAGTTCAAGCAGGAGGCAACTGCGGATTTTATCCTAAAAAATATGCTACTTTATTTAATAGGGTGTACACTTTTGAACCTGAATGGCTTAATTTTTATTGTCTCTGTAGAAATGTAACAGAAACAAATGTTGTAAAAATTCAGGCTTGTTTAGGCGAAAAACCATCTATGGTAGATTTGTCTATTAATGAAAAGAATAGAGGTAAAAATTTTATAAATGGAGCAGGAAAGTATCCGGTATTACAAATTGATCAATTAGGATTAGATAGTTGTGATCTAATACATTTAGATATAGAAGGATACGAATATTATGCTCTAATGGGGGCAAAAAATACAATAACACAATTTAAACCTACTATAGTTGTAGAAGTATGGGATCAATTAGATAATAGATTTGAAAAAAATTTAAATAGCAAATTAGCAGATTTATTTCATGAATTAGATTACGTATACATTACCACATTTCACGAATCTGATAAAGTTTATGTCCATAAAAGCAAAAATAATTACTCTTAAAGGAAACTATGATTCCGAAAAAAATGCTGCTCAATGTATCGAACGAGCCAGACTGTTTGGAATAAATGTAGAACATTTTGATGCCATAGATGGTTATAGTTATCCTGAACATTTAAAAAAATTAGGAATACGTCCTAAATATATTTTTAAAGGAGGTAGACCAGGAGTTTATGGATGCTTCTTGAGTCACTACTATTTGTGGAGAGACTGTGTTAACGATAATATTCCTTATTTAATTTTAGAACATGACGGTTATTTCATACGACCGTTACCACAAAATTTTTTAGGAACGTTTCAAGATGTTCTAAAATTAGATGACGAAGATCCTTTTTCGGAAGAATATAGTAACGAAGTTACCAAAGCTAAACCATTTTCGATAAAAAAATATCATAATTCGCAAACAAAACTTACAGAAAAAAATGGAACAGGTAACTATATGAGAGGAGCATATGGATACATTATTAAACCTAATGCTGCTAAAAAAATTCTAGATTGGATTGAAGTATTTGGATTCGTAGCAGCAGATACACAAATTGGAAGTAATATCGTGGATATCAGAGTCACTGTTCCTACAGTTGTCAGACTACATCCGTGCTATCAAGATAAAATACTGGAATTATCTTTAACAAGAAATTCTATTCATTTACTTACTTAGATTATAAAATTTGATATCTTTCTGTTAATATTGCTACTTCCTGATCTTGATAAAATTCTTCCCTAGTAAATTGACTCCATGCTATATGATCTAACCATGCTGATCTGTCAGGATGTTGAATTTCCAATATATTTTCTAACTTATCACCCATTAATAAACTAACTAAAGAAAAATCTGTTGTATAAGCTTGGTATCCCATAATAGCAGCTTCTACACATGCCATAGTTCTTTCACCTACTACTCCAAAACAGTTTTCTAATTGCGAAACATATTCCGGCCATCTTATAGGATCTTTACTGCCTCTCTTTTTACGCCAAACTATTTCGCCAGACCAAAAATTCCTAATTTGATTATGTAAATTTAATTTCCAATCTCGTAGTGTTACATTAGTTCTTTGAAAAATCATGTCTTGTTGCGGTTCTATAACTAAAATATAATTTCCTCTTTTTTTCTTCCAATCTAGTACAGGAGGATCGATATTTTTAATTCTAGAAAACGGAGGGGTTTTCATTTTAAGATTATGACTACCGCAATACGTTACTCTACGAGTGTTTCTTCTTGGTAAGTTATGGCCCCAATAACCATAATCAATTTCTATCCATTTATTACCTGCTTCAATCCATTCTTTTAATGGACTCCACCAAGGAGCAAAATGTATTGCTAATAAAACATAATTTGAAGGTACATGATGTATACTACTAAATTTTTCGGCTCCGTATTTGATCCAGGGCTGTGCTGCCCAATGATGCGATTTTTCTATTAATTGATCTACTACTGCGTATTTTATTTGACTCATAAAAATATATTAAATAATTTATCACTACAGGATATTTATGAGTCAATTAGAACCAAATCAAAATTACATTTACGAAAAATCCAATGGTATCACATATGCTAGAAAATTTGGTAGCACAGAAAAAATAGTAGTAGGATATGATTACGATCCAATAGAAAAAGAACAAGAATTTAAAGAAATTGAACTTTGGAATGAAATAAGAAAAGCGGCTAAAACCAATAAAGCTTTACAACGAGCTATGGATCGTGCTAAAATACTATACAGACTAAGTAAGGATGATCCGTTGTGACAGATCAATTTTATAAAAAATTTAAACAACAATCAAATCATTTATTAAATATTGCCCCGTCGTTAGTAAAATCAGATATATGGGCAAGACAATATGGATTAGATATAATGGTTGTTTCTGATGAGATTTGGATGAAGGAACCATTACTACAAACAATAAATCGTAAATTTCCTGTTGAAGTTGGATTTATTGTTAAAATGCCATCGTTTAATGTTTATAATTGGCATACTGATGGAACTAGAGCAGCAAGTATTAATTTAAAGTTATCCTTTGAAAGCAAAAGTCATACATTATTTGGAACTACATCAGATGACTGGAATGACAATTTTATCGAACTAGAATATAAATTTAAATCATTTTACTTGTTTAACACACAAACTAAGCATACAGTAATTAATTTTGATACAACTAGATATTTGTTTACTGTACAATTTTTACAATCAAAAGATACACTTTCTTATAAAGAAATCTATGAGTGGTGTAATCAAGAAGGACTATTCGATGAGTGATAAAATTGAATTAAAAGAGAAACTAGCAGCAGTGGACATGAATATGAAAGGTCTTTGGGACGAATTAAACGAAGATCAACAGAAAACATTAAAAAATGAATTCTTTTTACTTAATCGTTATGTAAGTAATGTTAAAACATCAAACCCTGATCTTCAAGAGCATTTTGTTCTTACAGTTAATGAATACTTTAATAAAAATTGGAAGGATTTACAAAAACATCCTAAATTGCTTTGGCAATTACTATGTCTTTGTAGTCACGAAAGTAGGAAATTATTTTATCATGAATGGATTGGATTTAAACAAAAAAAATCTTCTAATAAAACAGTTAAGTTTCTGGCAGAAATATATCCTAATAGAAAAATGGATGAATTAGAATTATTATCTGTTATAAGTACAGAAAAAGAATGTAAAGAGCTGGCTAAATTACATGGGTATGACGACAAACAAATAGAAAAAATATTTAAATGATTTTGGAAAAAACAAGCAGCTATATATGTGAATACTGTCAGTCAAAGTTTACTAGAGAAAAAACTTTGATGATTCATATGTGCGAAAAGAAACGCAGATATGTAATGAAAGACGAAAAACATGTCATGATTGGATTAACTGCTTTTAATAAATTTTTTCAATTCGTACAAAAAAGTAATACTAACAAATCATATGACGAATTTGCCAAAAGTCCTTACTATAATGCGTTTGTAAAATTTGGTAGTTTTGTTAGTAATACAAATCCTTTATATCCAGAAAAATTTTTAGATTGGGTTGTAAAAAGCGGAGTGAAATTAGATCATTGGTGTAGAGATGAACTATATGAAAAGTATGTGTTAGAACTAATACATACCGAAAATGTAGATACTGCTTTAGAAAGAAGTATAAAAAACATGACTGAATGGGCTGTAAAGAATAATAGTTCATGGGATCACTATTTTAAATATGTAAGTAGTAATAGAGCTGTTTATGATATTAAAGACGGTAAGATAAGCCCGTGGTTATTACTAAATTGTGAAAGTGGTAAAAAATTATTGTCTGAACTACTAGATGAACAACTAAATTCTATAAGTACTATTATAGATCCTCAAGTCTGGCTTAAAAAGTTTAAACAACAAAAGGCAGATTTAGAATTTGTAAAACAAGTGGTCAAGGAGTCCACATTATGAGCGAAAATATTATCGGAGCATTATCAGAATTAAGTATGCAGATCATTGTAAGCGAAAAAGATTCATCTATATATGTAAAACTTGAAGGGTTTGAAGATTTAGATGACGCAGAAGAATATGCTGAATATCTAAACAAAAATTTACCACTTTTACTATTTGAAACGCAAGTAATACACTAATATGCCTGATATAGACATCGACTTTGTTGATAGAGATCATATTCTCGAAAAAATTAGACATATCAATGCTTCGATCCGAGAAGCAGATGGCTCGTTAAAAAAACACAACACCGGTGTATACTATACAGAGATTCCTTATAATCCTATAACTAACTCTAGTAATATAGATTACAAAGAGGCAGAGAAAAGAGGGTATTTTAAAATAGATTTCTTAAATGTGAATCTCTATAAAGATATCAAAAATGAGAATCATTTGAAAGAATTAATAAACACAGAACCCCTTTGGGATTTATTAGAGTCTGAAGAATTTAGTAATTTATTATTTCATATTAATGGGCACAGTGATATTTTAAAGGTCATGAAACCAAAAAGTATAGAAGAATTAGCCGCAGTTTTAGCTATGATTCGTCCTGCTAAACGACACTTAGTCGGCAAATCTTGGAATGAAATAATGATAGAAGTTTGGCGTAAACCAGATAATGATGAATATTATTTTAAGAAAAGCCATGCTATCGCATACGCAACTGCTGTAGTTGTACAAATGAATTTGATTTGTGAAACTATAGGTTACGAGTTTAGTTAACGTTTCGGATGTCTAACTAACTGAACACTTTTACGCTTTACCCGCTTTAAAGTAAGATTCATCAAATTGACTACTGGGCCTAACACTATTCTAACATCTTTACTGTTAAAAGTTTTTATAGCATATTTGTAAGGCTCTATTTCTTTCCTACAAAAAATGCTTATAGGTACTTGTCTATTAGACTCCCACCACCAAATTTCACCAATTTCTAACAGTCCCGCTTTATCCTCAGGTGTTTTGATAACTCCTAAATCATAAAAACAGGTTACATGCTGATCTTGATTTATTATAATCCCAACATATTCGTTTTCACCATAGTGCAGTACGGAAATAAAGGGTAATTGTTCTTGTATGTTTTCTCTAAGTTTCGCCATAAATACAGTTGAGATTCAATCAAATGCAAAAAATTTCATCTTATTTATATTCAAATAGAATTTCAGTAGTGGCCGATTTGGTATCTTATACTGTGGAGTGGAGACCTGTGTATCAACGAAACATTAAAATGTATAAAGGCATGAAAAATACGGTAGAATTTGATATACGTAATGCGGATCAAAAACGTATTAATATTACAAATTTTAACCTTAAATGTCTTATAATGGACAATCATAATAAAGAAGTTTTGACTGTAGATGTAAATCCAGTGCCAAATACCACAGGGTTAGCAACTATGACAGTTTATGCACAAGATTTAGATTATATTGCTCCGCAATTTTTAAAATATACACTTTATATTTTAGGAGAAAGCGAACATAAAACACCGCTTTACGGCGACACACAATTTGGAATAGGCGGTGTAATTGATCTACGAGCAGGAGCAACTCCTGATGTACCCGAACCACAGATAATAGACGCCTTTACATATCTTGTAGACGACACTGTACCTGGTAATTACGTTTACACATATGTTAGTGATTCTGTAGAAGTTAATCCAAGAAATGACATAAATGATAAGCATCAAATTAAATTAGAATTCTGGCCTACTACATTCGATGCTACTGTATCTGTCCAAATAACCAATGATGTTGTAGTAAGCAGCGCAACAGAATGGAACGATTTAGAAACATTTAGTATTACAAATACTACCGATAGAGTAACTAAGATTTATAATGAGATATCAGATTACAGTAATAATATTGGTTGGTTAAGAATTAAATATATCCCTTCAATAGAAAACACCGGAAAAATTGACAAAGTATTAGTATTCTCATAAAATACTAAAATGAGTCTAGTTATAGATACAGTACAAGCATTCTTACCTCCAAAAAGAAAACACACGCCCAGCGGCTGGATCAGTTTTAATGCGGTCTGTTGCGATGATAAAAGACAACGTGGCGGTATTATAATTAAAGGTGATAATGTAAGTTATCATTGTTTTAATTGTCAGTTTAAAGCAAGTTGGCAACCTGGCAGATTACTCAGTCTTAAATTTAAAAAACTCTTCAAACTGCTAAATGTTCCTGACGATCAAATCAATAAATGTAGTTTTGATGCTTTAAGATTAAAGGAAACAGTAGATACAACTGAAATAAAAAGTCTTGTACCTATTCTTCATACAAAAACTCTACCGTTAGGATCAGTATTGTTAAAAGACAGTTTGAATAATTCTGATTGTCATAATGTCCTGACTTACATTTATGATCGTGGACTTGACATAGACAGTTATGATTGGTATTGGACACCTGAGGAAGGGTTTAATAATAGAGTAATAATTCCTTTCTATTATCAAGATCGATGTGTAGGATATACTGCTAGATTGGTTAGAGAAGGAAAACCTAAGTACATTAGCGAACAACAATCTGGATATGTGTTTAATTTAGATAATCAACATTGGACTAGAAAATTTGCTGTGTTATGTGAAGGTCCAATGGATGCCATAAGCGTCGATGGTATAGCTATATTAGGTAGCGAGTGTAGTAACAAACAACACCTACTAATAAGCAGGTTAAATAAGGAAATTATTGTGGTTCCGGATAGGGACCATGAAGGATATAAAATAGTAAAACAAGCAATCGAGTATGGATGGAGTGTAAGTTTTCCTGATTGGCACACTAATATTAAAGATGTTTCAGATGCAGTTAAACAATATGGTAAACTCTATACACTATACAGTATTCATCGTTCTAAAGAAACAAGTAAACTAAAAATTGAATTACTAGCAAAAAAATGGTTTAAAAAATGAAACAAAATTTAGGAATTTTTGGTGATAGTTTCGCGTTTACTTCAAATGTAGATGCAGGTCCTACTTGGGTAACTTACTTAGAAAATGAATTTATAATTCAAAATTTTTCAGTACCTGGGTCAGGTATATATTTTAGTTATAAAAAATTTATGAACCAAATATATAGGACAAAATATGATAAAATAATTTTTATTGTTAGTAGTGTAGATAGACTATGGTTAGGAAATTTATTTAAGGAAAATAGTGAGTATAATTACCTTAATCATATTGTGTCAGCGTCCGAAGCAGTACAGTATCAAGAAATAATTCAAAAGAATTTCCCTGATAATTTTATTGCTAAAAACAAAATGTTAGCAGCAGCAAACTATTTCAAATATATTCAAAATACCGAAGAAGACGAATTAGCTACAATGACTATGCTAAGTAAAATAAAAGATTTGAAACCAGATGTACTTTTTATAAACGCCTTTAATCAAAATCCTGATATAACCGAAATAGTAAATCACGAAAATTCTTTAAAAAATATTGTAGAAATGGAAAACGAGGCCATGAATTTAAGTACAAAAGATCTTTATGGCCTTACCGATAAAAGACCATGTCATATCACTATTGAAAATAATAAAATTCTTGGAACAAAAGTGTTAGAGTGGCTTTCAAACAATAAAGTTAATTTACGAATAGATGATTTTATAAAACCATCCAATAAGAAAGAATTTTGTAAATTATATTTGCCACATCTTTATAAATGAAAACATTAGGAATTTTTGGAGATAGTTATAGTATCGCAGATCAATTTAGATTAGATACTCAGTTCTGTTGGGTAGACGTTCTTAAAGAAAAATATAGTGTAGATAATTACAGTAAGGCAGGATCGAGTTTATATTACTCTTTTGTTCAATTCAAAGAGAATTTTGAAAAATATGACAAAATCATATTTGTAGTAACAAATGCTAGTAGAATTTGGACCCGACACATTTACAATGAGCTAGATTCAATAGGTCAGGCCCATTTATCACACATTAACAACCTTGAACTTCTTAATCAACATTATAAAAATCTATCAAAATTTTGTCCTGAGAAAAAATTAATTCTAAAAACATTCGAGGCAGCGATTGGTTATTATTCATATATACAGAATACTGAATTAGACATTTTCACAGCAGCAGGATTAATTTATGAAATAAAAAATTTAAGACCTGATGTATTAATGGTCGCATCTTTACCCTCCTATATCAAAGATAAATTTCATGCTAATTATTTGTCAGATATTATTGGTCATAGACATTTTCTAGCAGAAATTTGTCTATTAGAAACTGCTGCCCTTGGTTTCGATGATTGGGAGAAGTTTTCAAAATATTTAGATAAAAAATCCTTACGTGATACTAGGCACTGTCATATTACAGACGAAAACAATATTATTTTAGGAAATAAAATGTTACAATGGATAGAAAATGGCCAAGTGACATTAAATTTAGAAGATTTTGTAACACCATCGAGCTTTGATGAATTTAAAAGAAAATATTTGATAAAAAATTATGAAAATACTTAAGATACTTTACCACAATATAAAACATTGGTGGTTTATAAGAAAACGGTTACAAGAACAACGTAAAAAAGATCCCTTCATTTACAAGTAAGGATTTATATTGAAAAAATTACCTACATTGGGAATATACGGAGATAGTTTTGCTTCTCAATTATTACCTAATTTAATCAGTTGGGTTGATGTCTTACGAGAAAATTATCACATAGATAATTGGGCGAAAAGCGGTAGTAGTGTTAGTTACAGCTATTGTAGATTTAAAGAATTTCATATAAATTATGACAAAAACATTTTTTTAGTTACCCATCCATTAAGAAGATGGATCTCTGATCTGTTCGAACCTAGTCATCCACTTTGGGAATATAGCTTTTTTTCTGGTGTAGTCGATTCCGAAAATAGTTTGAAATATTTTCAAAGATATTTTCCAGAGAATATTCGAGCAGTAAACACTTGTAAAAGTATGATTGATTATTACACATATTTACAAGATGATCTTATAGATCTACATTCAGTGGCATCTATGGTGCGACATATTAGAGATTTAAGGCCAGAGACATTACTAATAAATGCCATTCCATTTAACGAAGAACTATCAGATTATGTAGGACACAAACATAGTCTTTCTGATATATATGATTTAGAAAATAATGCTCTTGGATTAACACGAGAATATCTAGAATCAATACATGATTACAGACCTTGTCATTTTACCGAAGAAAATAATTTAATTTTAGGAAAAAAAATATTAGAATGGTTAGAAGAAAGTAAAGTCACAATTAATTTAAATGATTTTCATCTTCCTACTGATGTTAAAGATTTTAAAAACAAATATATAAGAGAAAGAACAAATGATTACTTGGGGAATTAACGCACTGAATCATGATGCTAGTATAGCTGTATTTGATAATTCTAATTTTATAGATCATAAACTTAGTTCTGAATTCAGCGGACTGAAAGGCGATTACAAACTACATATTGATCTAATACAATACTGTAAACAGTATGGTAACCCTGATAGAATCGT